CCAACAGGAACAACAGGACCAACAGGAACAAAAGGAGAAACAGGAACAACAGGACCAACAGGACCAACAGGAACAACAGGAACAACTGGACCTACCGGAACAACAGGTCCTACAGGAGAAACAGGACCAACAGGTCCAACAGGAACAACAGGTCCAACAGGAACAAAAGGAGAAACAGGACCAACTGGAACAACAGGAACAACAGGAACAACAGGTTCAACTGGATATACTGGACTAACCGGTAGCACTGGATATACTGGAGTAACAGGTTCAACTGGATATACTGGATACACTGGACCAACAGGACCAACAGGGCCAACAGGACCTACAGGAATACAAGGACAAAATGGCACTTCAAGTGGACTTTTATTATACTTAAATTATAGTCAAACTCCTTCACCAGCAATATCAACCTATAAATTATTGTCGTTAAATCCAAGTTCAGCATCACAAACGAATATTTCACAAGTTATAAACGCGAATACTACAGGCAATTTAGTTACTAGTTTTGCTAATCAAATAAGCAATCTAGGTAACCAACCTTTTATACCCCCTGGTGTGTGGGATTTAAATATTTTTGCAGACGCTAGCTCTAGCGCAGTATCTTTATATTATTCTGTATATGGAAGAACATCGGACCCAGGTGGAATTGAAACTCTTTTATTTTCATCTGGTGCCGAATCTATTAATAGTATTTACCCATCAATCGGACAATTTGTTATATCTGTAACTATTTCTTCAAATATAAATATAGCTATTTACGCTTCACTTGTTTTAAAAATTTTTGCAAATAATACAAGTGGGTCAAACCAGACTTTAAATACATTTTATGAAAGTGCAGATACATATTCCCATATACACACATCATTTGGAATATTAGGAAACACTGGTCCCACAGGACCAATAGGACCAACTGGACCAACTGGACCAACTGGATACACAGGTTCTATCGGTCCACAAGGCGCCGGAGGCGCTACAGGATATTATGCTTCATTATATTCAGATGTAAGTCAAAATTTAGGTGTAGTAGGTTCTGGTAATAATCCTATACAAGTAAAATTTAATAATTCTTTTGCTATTAATGGAATTACTTATGATGGTAGTTCAAATGTATATTTTACATATGGTGGAACATATTTATTTCAAATTTTATTACAAATACAAGCAAGTCCAAGCAATGCAAATCAAGCACAATTTGATATATATGTAAAAAAAAATGGAGTAACTGTTCCTAGTTCAAATTTTCAATATTATTTTCTTGGAACTGGTGGTGGAAATTTGTTAGAAATTGTATCTGTAAATGCTGGAATTTATAATTTAAATGCAGGGGACTATATAGGGTTTTGGATTTATAATCAATCATCAACAATTGCTATTAAACTATTGGCCACAGGTTCTACAGTTAATTTTCCTTCAACACCTTCAGCAAATTTAAATATATCACAAGTTGCGTATAATGGTCCAACAGGTTCAACTGGATACACTGGAGTAACAGGTAGCACTGGATACACTGGAGTAACAGGTAGCACTGGATACACTGGAGTAACAGGTTCAACTGGATATACTGGATATACTGGAGTAACAGGTAGCACTGGATACACTGGAGTAACAGGTAGCACTGGATACACTGGAGTAACAGGTAGCACGGGATACACGGGATATACTGGAGTAACAGGTTCAACTGGATACACGGGATATACGGGAGTAACAGGTTCAACTGGATATACAGGATATACTGGAGTAACAGGTAACACTGGATATACGGGAGTAACAGGTTCAACTGGATACACTGGATACACTGGAGTAACAGGTTCAACTGGATACACTGGATATACGGGAGTAACAGGTTCAACTGGATATACTGGATATACTGGAGTAACAGGTTCAACTGGATATACGGGATACACTGGAGTAACAGGTTCAACTGGATATACTGGGCGAACAGGTAGCACTGGATATACTGGATACACTGGTCAAACTGGACCTACTGGACCAACCGGAACAATAAAACCATCAGGAACTAATTTTGGTAATTATTTATATTGGAATACCAATACAAATCCAAATGATTGGGCAATAGGTGATACAAATATAACAATTGGAGGATTTGCAGGACAAACAAATCAACAAACAAACGCAATAGCTTTAGGTTATCAAGCAGGTAGAACAAATCAAGGGACAGGTGCTGTAGCTATAGGTTATCAATCTGGTCAAAACACACAAGGTTCAGGTTCTATTGCTATAGGTTATCAATCTGGTCTTATAAATCAGGGTAATAATGCAGTGGCTATAGGCTCTAATGCAGGACAATCAAATCAAGGACAATTTGCTGTAGCTATAGGTGCAGGTTCTGGCTTTGGTCCAACTCAAGGAACAGGTTCTATATCTATAGGTTATCAATCTGGAGGTAGTACTACACAAGCTCTAGGAAATTATTCAGTGTGTATTGGTTATAATTCAACATGTACATTTCCTAATACAAATGTAATTACTGCGCTTACAAATGCAATTGCTGTTGCTGCAAATGCTTCATTTATATCTCCTCTAAGAACAACCCCTGCTGCATTTGCAACTGGCGGTGTCATGTTTTATAATTCAACAACATCTGAGATTGGGTATTGTATCAATAATGGTAGTACTAATAAAACATTTGTAATCAATCATCCTAACTATAATGACAGATATTTAGTTCATGCCTGCTTAGAAGGGCCAGAAAGCGGTGTTTATTATAGAGGAAAAAACGAAATTATAGATAACAAATCAGTAAAAGTATATTTACCTGATTATGTAGAAAATATATCTAATAATTTTAGTATTCAAATAACTCCAATTTATAGTGGTAAAAAACTTTCATCCGTTTTACAAGTTTCGGAAATTGAAAAAAATTCATTTACCGTGTATGGAGATAACACATCTTTCTATTGGCTAGTGCATGGTAAAAGATGTGATATAAACGTAGAACCATTAAAAACGGGAGTTGAAGTAAAAGGTTCGGGTCCTTATAAATGGATTTAGTTAAAGTAATATATTTGCTTTGTTGCATTATTACATTTAACTATTTATTTTTTCTAAAAAAATTCTATATCCTGAATATAACAAATTATAGTTTCCTTTATTTTCATTTAAAAATTTATTTATAGCTTCAAATGGAGATTCTATTTTGTCTTCAATATGGTATAAATAATCATCTACTGCTAATATTCCGCCTATATTTAATAATTTCCAAGAAAAAAACATATCTAAATAACAATCAATACATTTGTGACTTCCATCAATGTAAATAAAATCGAAAGTTAAATTTTTTGTTTTTAAAATATCTAAAAGCACATCTTTTGAATTGCCCTTTATTGCATGAATTCTATCTTGTAAATTTTCATTTTCTATATTTTTATAAAAACTTTTTTCTACTTCTAAGGATTCAATATATTCAAAATAATTTTTTTCGACATTTTTAGTGTCATTGCAATCTTTCCATGTATCTATAGAATAACCTATTGAATTCGGTATTAATTTAACAATGTTAATCAATGAAATACCAGTATATGTTCCAATTTCTAAAATTATGGGTTTTTTATTTACTTTTGATATAGAATTATTAAAATATTTTATTATATTTAAAAATTCTTTTTTTTCCTCTTTATTTGGTAAATCATTTGTCCAATTGTACATTTGTTTATATTCTAATTTATCATTAGGTAAAATATATTGGTGTAATAGTTTTTGGGATTGATTTTCCCAAGATAGACTACACGCCCAACGATAGTTTTTTTCAATTAATTTATTCTTTTCATCATTATTTTTTGGTTCCATAAAATAAAATATTTTATCAAGTGCCTTTGTTTGCCATTCTAATTCAATTGGATTTCCACTAATAATAACTCCTCTGTCTGATACAGTATTTTGTAACCCAGCTAAATCATTTGTTATAACTAATGTTTTTGACAAAGCAGCTTCTAAAGCGGTAAGGCAAAATGTTTCCATAAATGTACACGGATAAAACCAAATATCTGCGCTAGCCCAAGAATTTGCGAGCGTTTTTTTATCCACCCATCCATGACAATGAATACCTAAATTATTGTCAGTTTTACTATATTCGTATAACATATTTTTAATATCTGAAATTTGTTCATGATGTAGTTCGTTTACCCATTTTCCATTTAAATTACAATAAATATCAAGCGTAGCTAATGGTTGTTTTTCATAAATTTTTGGCCACATTTTAAGTAATGATAATAATCCTCTATTAGGAAAGGAAGAATAAATAAATTTATATGGAATTTTATTAACTTTTAAAACATTAAAACTTGCAAAATCAATCCCATAATAAAAAGGTTTTGTTAAATGAGCAATAGAAGGAAAAATTTTATTTAAATAGTCAACATGCCATTCTGTAAGACAAAAAATATTTTTTAATTTTATATCTAATGGTATGACAATTCCAGACGGTGTTAAGTCATGAACTACAAGGTAAACATTTTCAGTCCACCCATTAAAAACAGCAGGCAAATATTCTGAAAATCTGCTAACAATACATGTCTGAATATAATTTGAATAAATATAAGAGTGCATAAGAGATAATGGTTTGTAACTAACATTTTCAAATATTTCTTCTTCTAAACAATTGCAAAAAACAACAACATCGTAATACCCTGATAACTGAATATATCTAGCCATTTCAATAATATAAGTTTCAGAACCACCTACACCAGTGGTTAAAATATTTTTACCAGACCACGGTTCAAAACCACCATCAGCAATAAAACAACATATTTGTTTTTTTGGAATTAAAGGTTTTTTTCTTACTTCGCATAAATTAATATTTTTATAAATATTATACCAAGATAAAACTTCTTGATATGATTCGGAACTAGGTGTATTATTTTTTAAATAAAGTTCTGCAGCAGCTTCGCCTAATTTGTAATCTTTTGCTTCATAACATACACTAGATAAAAATTTTGGTAAAAAATGAAAGCTAATTGTGGGTTTTAAACTATATTGAGAATCAATTGGATAACCTATTTCAAAACCTTTTTTTAAATAATGATATGCTTTTTTGTAATTATTTTCTAAATAGTAGTGAATACCAATAAAATACTGACTTTCAGGTCTTGTTTCGTCAATTTTAAAAGCATTCTCATATAATTTTAAACAACAATTCCAAGATTTATTAAGTCTAAAATTTGCTATTCTTGCAGCTTCAAACGCCGCATTTATTCTTTCTTGAATAAACCCTGAATTTGTAAATTCACATCGTTTTAAATAAAAGTGATACGCTAATTCATAATTTTCTAATAAATTATATGTTTGTGCTAAATAATAATATGTTCTGGGTTCCATAGGATTTTCTTCTAATTCCTCGTTAAGTAATTTTAAATCTAATTTGGCTCTTTCCCTTGTTCTATCTTCCATATAAAAAAACCTTCTATCATTGATAGTCGCAACATTTTTAGGTATCATAACGCAAAAATTGTCTTTATTGGAAATTACTTCGTGAATTTTATATATATATTTTAAGTTTGTTTCACTTTTAATAATGCGATTTGAACCATATTCTGAATCATCGCTCTTAATAAACATAGAAAATGAATCACTCATTTGATCTCCTCTAACCTCATTTAAAAAATTTCTCAAATTACCTTCAATAACATATGTGTCATCTAGCATAATAATATATTTACATGTTTTACCTGCTAATTCTAAACATCGGTTTCTACTATCTTTAAAATTTATAAAGGGTTCTTGAAATAATTGCCCTTGTTTTCTACCTACAAGAACTTTGTTTATTATATCAATGGTATTATCACTACTCCCTGTATCTAAAATAGTCCATCTATCAATATTATCCATATTTTGCATAAGCATTTCTTCAAACTGTGGACCCCCATTTTTTACCATAACGCAAAGATGAATCAAATTATCATAATTTAAAATACTATCGTTATCGTTTTCAAAATAATAAGTAAATATTTTTTTGAATTGTAATATATTGTTTTCATTTAAATATATAAAATAATCAGTATTTTTTAATTTAAATATATAATTAAATATTTTATTATTAATAATACTTAAATTAAATTTGGATATATATATATTCTCTCTATGTTTATTTAAAAAAGAGTAATCGATATCATCATTATTATTAAATATTAACGAATTAGTATTATATTCAAAATTATCTAATAATTTTATATTGTTTATATCATAATTTTTTATATTCTTATTAATATTCTCTATGCTATCAATATGTGTATTTATTAACGTTATGTTAATAAAAAAGTTTGAACATTCTATAGGTAAAAACCCGCCATGCGTTGTATTTAAAAAACATAAATTATTTATATTGCAATTTTTAAATTCAATAAACAGGGAGATTAGTCTTTCGAATAAACCAACATCTTCTAAGATTTTTAAAGTGGAATAATCTTGTAGTTCCTTTTTTTTAAATTCATTATCATTTGCATAATATTTTTTTTTATTTATTATATGAAGCATTTAATATTTTTATTATATCTCTAATCAATAAGTTTTTAAATTATATAATATGATAATTATATAATTATATTTTTTGTACCATCTTTTGCAGAACTATTTCTAACCGAATGTGCATTTTGGCTCCACCTTTTCTAAAGGTGGATTTAGTACTCAGGTGTATGTTTTTTGAATATACAACCTTGAGGTGAAATACCTTTAACATCACTCGTGACTATTCCTGGATTTTGATTATTGCAATCAGTCATCCAAATTTTAATAATGCAAAAGTTTTTTTTAGGAGAAATAGTTATCCCAGTTACACAATTAACAAAATTCGTATTTCCACTAATTGAAGCGCCTACTACAACATAAGTCAAATCCTTCCAAACCTTGTAAACATTTTTGTTTGTAACCTTATATGAAAAGCATCCGCCATGTCTATTTCTTGGGTCTTCCCAAGTAGGCTTAATTCCTTCTTTCATCATAAATAACATACAATTTTCTACCAAAATAGAAGGCAATGTCTCTGTAACAGCAATAGTTTCTTCGACTGTGGTAAATGTAGAAATAGGAATGTAACTAGTAATGCTCCAATCAGTATTATGGGGCAAATGCGCCCAAAGTGTCCAATTATCATTTAATTTATGAAATGATTTCGCACTAGAAGTTGCTTGTTCCATTGTTGTATGCTGGGATAACATTACTTATATTATAATATTTCATTTTTTTTTTAAATTGTTTTAAATAATATATTAATAAATATATTCATCTTTTTTAATTAAAATAAACTTTTTATCAGTTATTTCTAGCTCTCTTACGTTTACATCTTGGTCAATTAACTTTATATCAAACTTGTCAATTTTTTCTATATCTTCAGTTGTTAAACTGCATATTTGGTAATTATTTAAATAAAAAATAAAAAAATTCTTATCAAAAATATTATTTACAATGTAATAATTAGATTCATCATTCTTAAGGTCAATTTTATAGTTGTTGCCATTAAGCTTGACTTCTAATAACATAAATTTAATATTTGAAACTTCGTAATTAATATTAAAAGGTTGAGAGTATAATAATATTTTGTTTACACACTTATTTGACGCATTAATATTATCAGAAAATATGTAAAAACAATTGTTTTCTTCTTCAAAACTAACATTTGAAATATTTGTAAAATATTTTATGTGTATTGTGTTGTTTTTTATTTGGCAAATCTCATTGCGAATATCCTTATTGTAAATTTCATTAGAAATTTGTTTCAAATATTTATTATTATTTACTATAAATTTTACTTGATTATATGTAGCAATATAAATTAGTTGAAATTTACTAAAGATATTTATTGTCTTAACAGTGAATTGTATTAGTATATTATCATAGTGTCGAGGAAATGTTCTTTTTAAATAGTCATTTAAAAGTATAACGATTACTCCTGTGCGAATTATTTTGGTTAATAAAGATAATAACATAATAATTAATAAATATTTATATCTTTAAATTATTTATTAATTAACTTTGATATGCTGGACTACTGGAACCTGTAGGCATTGGTGGATATGTTGTAATTGACGCAGACGTGTTATAATTATTTGAATTTGAATTTTGATTTGAACTAGGATTTGGATTAGGAATAATAATATTTGGTGATTGATAATATATTGGATTAGTAGTTGGATTATATTGAGGGTCATAAATTACTATATTACCTAAAGCGTCAACTGTAATTCCATTTCCACAACTGGCATTAGAACCTTCGCATTTATTTAATTTTCCAGTTGCAGCGTCTAAACCAAAAACATATAATATCATACTCACAACGACTGTCATTAAAATAAAAGGAATAAATACGATTATCCAAGATACAACACTTAATCCTCTATCACATAAGATATTTAATAATGTTGTAACCATAACAGCTATTATCACCTTAACAAATGCTGTGTTATAAAGTCCCTTAAATGTATCAATAAGTATTTGAGTAATTGAAAATATTAAATATATAATTGCTGGAGCACATAAATTTAACATTATTTATAAATTATAATTATATTTTAATTTAATTTAATTTTCATCAGCATAAAAAAAAGGTTCACCTTCTTTTAGATAACCTAGTTTTTCTCCAATATCACCATCCTCGGTTAGTTGATAAATAATACCATTTTCCTCGTTATTTGTGCAATATGTAACATCATCTATATCTATTTCAAAAAATTCCTCTTCTTCTTGATTTTCTGTAGTATTTTTAACAACATTTTGTTCTTCTTTAACTTCTTCTTCCTCACTGGAAGTTTCAGATTCAACTTCGCTTGTTATTTCTTGTTCTTCCTCATCTTCACTTGAGCATTCAGTTTCAACTTCATCTTCTTCAACTTCATCTTCTTCAGTTTCTTCAACTTCTTCAACTTCATCTTCTTCAGTTTCTTCAGTTTCTTCAACTTCTTCAGTTTCTTCAGTTTCTTCAACTTCTTCAACTTCTTCAACTTCTTCAACTTCTTCAACTTCTTCTGCTTCTTCTACTTCTTCTGCTTCTATTTCTGAGTATATTTCTATTTCTTGCTTTATTTCTTCTTCAGTTATAACTTCTTCATTAATTTCAAATTTAATATTTTCGTTCTCACAAGCAGAAACAATGGAAGGTTTAATAGAAGAACTAGCTTGGATTTCTTGTTTATTATTAGTTTCAGTCTTTAATAATTTAATGTCTTCATTTAAAGATTTTACATTTTCAAATATTTTATCCAAAACTTGTGAAATTGAAAAATAATTTTTCTCCAATTTATCAAGTTTATTTTCTATATGAGAAACAGTTTCATCTACACGTTCAACTTCTTTGTTTACTAATTCTTTTGTCATATCTTTAACACTAACAAACAAAGAATTGTCTTCTCTATATTCAGTATTATGAATTATAGTTTCACCATTATTTATTTCATTCAGAACAGACATAATTTGTTTATGTGTATTTTCTAATAATTCAGTTCTATCAACATATTCCTTTAAAATTTTATGCAAACCGTTTTTAATAACATTTTCAATTTCAAAAACTAATGGTTCAATGTTAAAATTATCGATTTTATTATCTGGCATTATTTGATAATTTATATATAACTATTCGTTTAATATGATTTAAAAAATAATTTATCTAATTCATATATGGCGGATAATATTTCTTTAGTTGAAACTAGTGAAATTGAAGAAAAAATACAAAAGATTATGCGACAAACAGATTATACAGATGAACAAGCTAGAGAGAAATTAAAAGAAAATAATTTCGATGAAATTGCTACTATAAAAGCTTATTTAGGTATTGCCGTTAAAAAAGAAACTCACATTACGTCTGTTAATCAAGAAATTTACAAACAAATACGTCATAAATTAGACGCAAATATGCGCAATTATCATACGCGTGTAGAAAAAGGCGAAGCAAAGAAATTATTATAAAAATACAATAATATTTATATTATATTATTGTATAATCAGCTAAAAAAATTAAAAATAATTACACCTTTTCTCATTTAAAACGCCCATTTTCACAAGTTATGAAATGAAATCGCCTATAAATAATTCTTCTTGATTTTACATTTTTTTCTTATTTTTTGCCTACTAAAATGGGCGTTTTAAATGAGAAAAGGTGTAAAATACTATTACAGATGAAGTGTTTATAGAATAAATTAAAAATATATAAATGTATAACATAATTATAATGATTTTTTCATTGAATTTAATTATATTTTTATATTTAAATTATGACTACAAAAAAATTATCAATACAAATATATTCAGATATTCATATTGAAACATGGAATAAACTTCCTGAAATACCAGTAAATGCAAAATATTTATTTTTAGCAGGTGACATATGCACTCAAACACATCCAATATTTTATTCATTTTTTGATTATTGTTCTTCTAAATGGGAAAAAGTCTTTTATACTCCAGGAAATCATGAATTTTATGTTAAACATAAAAATTACAATGAAATGTGTTTTGAATATAAATATAAAATAAATGAGAGATATAAAAATATATTTTATTTAGATAATGAAAGTGTACCTTTAGACGATGAAATAAATGTGTATGGAACGACGTTTTGGACTATTCCACCATTTACTGACACAAATGAATCAAAAATGTTCATAAATGATTATAACTGGATTTCATATTATAATAAAAATAAAAATAAAGTAGTTAATTTGGATACACATTATGTAAGAAATATAGCAAACGAATCATTTAATAATTTACAAAAATATTTAAATAACACTGCAAAAAAAACAATTATTATGACACATTTTCCTCCATTAAGGAGTGGAACATTTTATCCAAAATATTTAACAGAGAGAAAAAAGCGCGATTTGTATTTTTCTTGGCCAGATGATACACTAGATAAACTTAAATTAAAAAATATACCACTTTGGATAAGTGGTCATACACATATGTCGCATGATTTTAATAAATATAATGTACGTTTTATATCAAATCAACTCGGTTATAAATCAGAAATAAATGAGACAGGTATAAATGAAGATGGACTATATGAAATTGAAATTATTTCTTAATATTTTTATTTTTTAAAGTTTTTCTTTTTGTTTTTTATGTTTTTATGTATTTTTGTATCTTGATCAATTTTTACTTGCGGTTGAATTACAGGAATAGGACTTGGCATAGCGAATATCATTGCATTAAAATTAGAAATACAATCAACAATATATATAATTATAAAAACTAAAATGAATAAAAATATTTGAAGTAAATTTCCTTTTATAAATGTTAAAACAGAATTAATATCATTGATATTAAATTCTTCATTTTCTGTATCTGTATACATAATATAATAAAATAAAAAATAATATACAATTTGTTTTAGTATATCATTTTTTTGTTGATTATTATTGAGTTAATCCGAATTTTTCGCTTAAAATATTCGTTTTAGTTTGCTTTTTTTGAAGTTTCTTTTTAATTTGATATGTATTCGAAGGAATTATTTTGTTATTAATAATGAAATCATCATTATCTTCGTGTAATTCAGGAAAAATTCTAGTAAGAGGTTTATCTACAATTAAAAATAATCGCTCATTTCTCAATAAAGATCTATATTCTTGAATGGATAAATTACCATAATACTTTTCAAGCATATAATATGGATTTGGTGCAGGTTTAATATTTTTCTTATAATCGTAAATTTTGGAATAGATATGATTAATAAGATGATATCTTTCAAATTTAACAGAACTATCAATGCATTCTTCCATTAAATAAGCAGTAGCACATTCTGGACTACAAAAACAACCATAAACGTGATACGATTCCTTAATATAATACTTTGGAATATACACAGGCGGATTGTCAAATTCGTATGTGCACCAAAAACACGCAGATTTTTTATCACATATATTATTAATATGTAAATTATGCTCTAAAACTTTTAGCTTTCTCCATAGCTCTCTAATATCATTTTCTTTATTTGAATTATCATCGTAATCAATTTCATGTTCGTTAATTTTTGTTTGAATATTTATGGTATCATTTTGATAATTTTTATTAAAAACATTACTTTCATCATTAATTATATCAAAAGATAATTGATTATTAAAATTATATGATTGAATTTCATTATTAGACATAGAATTAAATTGTAATTCCTTTATGGAACATTTTAAATGTAAAATAATATTTGGTTTTGTTTCTTTATTACTATTTATAGCTGTCGATTGTTGTATAATTTTTCCACCTTTAGGTTTTCTTCCACGTTTTTTTGCCAATGGTTTAGAATCTTCAACATGAATACTGTCGTTTGAAAAAAAATTAATATTTTCAGGATCAACAATTTCATTTTCTTCAAAATTAATAACTTCATCAGGGTTTATATTGATATTTGTGTTATTCGTATTATCTAGTGTTTCTTCTATAACTACGTTTATATTATCTTCTAGTGAGATATTATTTGAATTAGATTTTATTTCTATATCCTTTTTTGACTTTCTACCTCGTTTTTTTGCAATTAATTCTACATTGTTGTTAACTACGTTATTTTTTGCCATTAAACTTTATGTTTAAATATATAATTTATGATTTAAATTGTTTTAAAATATATTTAGCCAAAAATCTCAAATCTCAAATATTCAATCTCATCAATTTTTGGTATAACAATTACGACAAACAGGGATGTAATTCTCTGAACCTACAACTGTTTGTGTTTTTTCACTTGTTAAACGCATTGAAAATATTCCAGGAGTTCCATTTTTGCACATTGAACAAAGAGATGATAATTTATTGACTTTATCGCAAAGAGGAATTAAATCTAATATACGACCAAATTTTTTTCTCTCAAAATCTCCATCTAACCCACAAACATAAATTTTTTTCCCTTGTTTTAATAATTCATTTACAAAATCAAATAAATCAGAAAAGAATTGACCTTCGTTAATTAATATAACACTGCTCGCTGCTAGTTTTATTTTTTCATTAATTCTTGGTATTTTTTCATTATTATCTTCTAATGGAATATAACTTGGCCATATATCAAATAATTTTTCTGTTTTAATGCATGGTATTTTAATTTTATCATGAGTTGACATTAATTCTTCATCATAACGGTTATCAATAGAATGATTAATTACAGCTACAGGAATATTACAAAATTTACATTGGTTATATATTTCAACAAGCCTAGATGTTTTACCTGAAAACATAGGACCTAATATTAATTCAAGATAACTAGATGGTTTAGATGAAGTAGTCATTATATCTTTGTTCATTAAATATCTTTAATATTTTAATTCAATTTTTTTATATTATTAATTTTTATTTTTCATTGAATTCTTTTGTAATTTTATTAATTTTATCAACACTTAATCTATTATTTTCAACGTTATAAAAACAACTAGCTAATTGTACAAAAGAAGCTCCGTTGTTTAAATAATCCATTATATCATCAATAGCATCAATTCCTCCACAACCTATAATTTTAATTTCTTTACTTAAAATCTTAGAAAAATAAATGACATTGCTTAATGAAATATATTTATTTGTTTTTCCAGACATTCCACCGACAATTTTTGATAATACAGGTTCTCCATTATTTAATGGCAAACAATTTGGAATAGAATTAGAGAGAACTATATATGTAATAATATCTGTAAATTCATTAAGAATTCTTATAATTTCATTCATTAAATCGACTTGAATATAAGGTGGCAGTTTAAGACCAAATTTAACATTTTTAAGATTATAGAATTTTAATATATTTAATAATTTATTGAATTCGAATGTATTATAACCTATTATAGTTGAATGCAAATTAGGGCAGCTTAAATTTAATTCTATTAAAACAGACTTATCATTTGAATATTTGTCATAATCATTTAACAATACTTTTAAATCATCATAATTATCAAATGCTACTGAAATGATGTATGGTTTTTCTGTATATTTTTTCGATAATTTTCTATAGTATTGATATCCTAAATTAGGTAAACCTTTACAATTAAAATGAGTATTTGTTTCTTTGCAATAATAATAATTAGGTTCAGGATTTCCATCCTTAGAAAAAATAGAACAAGTTTTACTAACAATACCAGAGAGAGAACTCGAATATAATTCATCAAGTTGGTCTTCATTCATACACCAACAACCACTAGCATTTAAAATAGGATTATCAAATTTAATATTACCTATAAAATAATGAGTATTTTCCATTGAATAATTATTAGTTAAAATGTTTAAATACTTATTTAAAAGTAAAATATTATTATAATAAATGAATATAAGTAAAGAATTTATACCTTTTGTAGAAAAATATAGACCAACACAGTTTGAAAATATTGTGCTAGACCCTTTAAATAAAAAGATTTTAAAAAATATAATAGAAACTTCTTATTTCCCAAATTTACTTTTTTATGGGCCACCTGGAACAGGAAAGACAACAACCATAATTAATCTAATAAATGCATATCAATCTAAATTAAATATAAAAAATAAAGATTTAATTATTCATTTAAACGCATCCGATGAGAGAGGAATAGATATAATAAGAAATCAAATAAATTTTTTTGTAAATTCGAAACCGTTATTTCATACGGGAATGAAATTTGTAATATTAGATGAAGTAGACTATATGACAAAAAATGCACAGCAAGCATTAAGATATTTATTACAAAATTATTCGAACAACGTTCGTTTTTGCTTAATTTGTAATTATATCAGTAAGATAGATGAGGGATTACAAAACGAATTTATTCGCCTGCGTTTTAATCAATTACCCAAAAATGATATAATAAATTTCTTAACAAATATTTCGACATTAGAAAACTTAAATATATCAGAAAATGCGCTTTCATGTATTCAAAAACTTTATAAATCAGATATAAGAAGTATGATAAATTTTATGCAATCAAATCAAAATATAGTTAAAAATGAGCAAGATTTCTATATTATAGATAATGATGTCTGGGAAAAGCTTTTAACAATGTTATCAAAGAGAGAAAAAATAAATAATATATATTTATTTATACATTCTATTAGTATTCAATATAATATAGATAAAAAAAATATAATAAAGGATTTTCTAAATTATATTATTCGTAATCATCAGCAATATTTATCAAGTGAGTTTTTAAATTTTATTGAAAATTTAATGCATTCGCAAATACAAAATAACAATATTCATATATATTATTCTTTATCTAGACTATCATCATTCATATCTACATAACAAACTTCACTTGTATACAGACATCCTTTTTTGTAATTTAACCATAAAATCATTGGGAGGTGAACTTTTTGACGGGTCAAAAAAATTTTGTTTAAGACTATACTCGCCTTTTGGACTAAACTCCTTCATAGATGTAGTGTAAGTGTTTTTTATAGGTATAATATTAATTCTTTCATGGATGATGTTTGTTCTAGATAACATTCTTTATATTATATAATAAAGAAAATAATTGAATAAAATTAATATAAAGAATATAAAGATATTAATATTGATATTATATGGCTATAACCATGAATATTGACGCGGAATGGGAGAATTTTATATCATCAAAATCTGACGATGAAACAACGTCAGATGACGACGATGATGCAAATGAAATAATACAACAGACACAAGAAGAATTTATTTCAGCTAATTTGGCATTTGACTTGAATTCAGAAGCTCCTAAACCTTCTAATATTTATATTTCTACGAAAACCAAAATAGCTTATTTAAATAAACTCATTGATTTAAAACAAATATTCTGGGAGATCCCAGTTATTCCCTATGCTAAACCTAGTAATGGTGTTATAAAAAAGCAAATGAAGTTTAATTCTAATACAAGCGAGGAGTTATTATTTATACAAGATAAACTTAAATCGGAAACGTATTTTGAAGAACATATTATTACTCATATAGATAATCCTACAGGGCGTATTAAATTTAAGGATACTAGAAAAGTTAGTATTGGTGTATCTAAAAAAGATCTAATGAGTTATCGCTGCAAAAAGAAGAGCGCATTCTACAATTGTTTTGTATTAATTACTAGAATGAAAGTAGAAGGAATATTTAAAGAATTCCATATTAAAGTATTTAACACTGGCAAACTTGAAATACCAGGTGTTCAAAGTGAACCTATATTTGAAATGATTTTAAATCAAATTGTGGAAATTTTACAGCCTTATATTGTTGGTACTCTTGGATATAAAGAAAATACAACTGAAACAGTTTTGATAAATTCAAATTTTAATTGTGGTTTCTTTATAAATAGGGAAACATTATATGATATATTAAAATTTAGATATAACATACAATCTATTTATGACCCTTGTTCATATCCCGGAATTCAATGTAAATTTTACTATAATCCTGACGTTGGGATTCAAAATGGTTGCCAAATATCAGAAGAAAATAAGCATCTATATAAAAATGTAAAAGAAGTCTCATTTATGATATTCAGAACAGGAAGTGTTTTAATTGTTGGTAGATGTGACGAAAATGTATTAATGAGTATTTATGAATTTCTAAAAATTATTCTTAGAAATGAGTTTAAAAATATTTGTCAAAAAAATATAAAAACTTTGGATAACAGTGAAAGTGTAACTAAAGATAAAAAGAAAAAAGTTCGCAGAAAAAATATAACAATTGAAATTCAAATTTAATTTCATTAGATTTGCTTTAATTTGACAAAAACCAGTGTATAAATTTGTCATTAGGTTCTTCTAATCTAGTATCAAATTCTTCTGAATTCATTTTTTTTTCTATATCAATAAATATGTCTTGGTTTTTTAAAAATTTTTTTGTCAATAAATGATTAATTTCAAAAAACTTATTTACACTGTTAATTTTGCTATACAATTTATAAATTATATTTTCTAGCAAAAATACTTTAGATTTATTATTTAAATTTATAAATTTTTCACATAATTTATATAATGTTGCTATATATGATACATCTATATTGTTAGATTGAATTATTTTCAGCATGCATAATTGAAATAAAAATATATAACTTTTAATTATATTCATTTTTTCTTTAAATTCATCTGAAGAATTTTCATTTAATTTTTTAAGCTCATTATTGATATCAAATACTGTTTTTTTATATACGTATATTGTTGCATCTCTAGAAGTTAATTGTAAAAAGGTTTTTTCATCTTCAGATATTTGTCCTACAAATTCAACGTAAAAATAATATGATTTTTGAGAGTGAAAGTATGTTAAATCAACATTTTTTGTACAATATAAAATATTTAAAAAAACATTCGTTATTGTATCAAGTCCACGTATTATAATAAATTTAGATAAACTATTATTTTTTATCTTAATATTTTCCATTATAAATTTGAAATATTCGATAATTAATTCAGAATATTTTTCTATAATTTCATTTATATTGCAGTTAAAATCTTTTCTATAATTTTCATTATTTTGTAATGAGTAATTATTATCTTTATTTGACATAGTACTTTTCATTATATTATTAAATACTTTTAATTATTTAAATTAAAATACTTTAATATAATAAGTATTTAAAGAATTATTCAAAATAGTTATATAAAATGTCTGAAGTTAAGTCCACCGCACAAAATGCTCAAAAGTCTGATAATGGTTTTAATTATAGACTTCCTAGTGATGTTACTATGAAACATGCTGCTAAACTTAGTATTGTAGATGATAAACCTATTATGATGGATTATTGGACTTTCTCTCTTGATAAGAAAGCTCTTATTGGTGCGAGAGAAAATGGTGAAAAATTATTAGTTAAGAGTGAAGATGAATATACAAGTACCATTCAAAAGTTTTATAAGAGCGGAACAGAATATATTATTATCACTGAAAATTCAATTTACATTGTTTCTAATGATATTCCTACAAGAAAGATCTCTTAAAGGAAAAGTTTGCCCCAAAAGTATTTAACTCTAAAGTATAATGTTTTTACTATATAAATATTTTATAATGTATTTATATAATGAGTAATTTTTATCAACAACCTTATGCTGAAAATGGACAAATAATGGGTCCTCCTATAATAAATGTAGGACGTATTGGAACAGGTAGTAATTCTAATGGACAATTTTGGTATGGAAGTAGTACTAATTTTCCAGGATTTTTATATAAAAAAAATGTTGGTGTGGGTGGAAGAAAGAGCACTAAATTTAATCCTGGTGGTAATACTTTTTGTAATAAAAGCAGATTTTTATATAATAAATATAAACCTGGAACGGGTGGAATAGGAGCTTCTAATATGTCAAATAGACGTGCTAAAAATAGAGCCGCCACTGTTTGCACTGGAGAAAATGGTAATTGTGGTGCATTTTATCAATATTTAGGAAGATATAGTAATTACACTACCAATCCTAACGGATATTTTGTTTATCCTCAACAACCAGGAACTCCAACTGGTGTATATATCCAACCTTCAAGATATGTTCCGTTGCTTTAAATATAATGTAATCATATTGTCTATATTTAGTGTAATAATATGATTAGTTTTGTTATTTATTATTTGAAGGAAACCCTGTCATATGTCTAGAAGGTGGTGGCATATTGTTATAATTTTGATACTTAGAAGAAGCCACAAAAAATCGACTTGGATAATTATAAAAGTGATTATCAAATTTAGTATTTGCATCATAAAATCCTACTCCTGGTCGTGGATTATAAGAGTAATTATAATTTGTTGTAGGCCTAAAACCAGCACTAACCGGTGTTTGGGCTGGATTAATATTTAAGAAAACCATGTTATCATAACTTTTTTTAGGTGCGCCTGCCTTGGTATTACATTGTGTCGCATAATTATACCAATAATAATGTGTAACACCTATACTTGGTGGTAAGCCTGTTTTCATTGGGCCTGCCGCTGTATGATTATCTATAGAATTTACTAATGATTGTTTTAATCTTACAACTCTTGGTCTACCTGCCATTTATATATATCCACTTTAAAAAAGTTTAATGATTTAATTTATAATTAAGTATTCTAAACATTTAATTATAAAAGCTTCCTCAGGGAGTTGAACCCTGGACCTATCGCTTACAAAGCGATTGCTCTAACCAACTGAGCTAAAGAAGCAAATAATATTTTTCTTTAACTTCATTACAACTTTTGGTCTATTTTTCTAAAAACAGAAACCAAAAATTTACTAGAATTGGGAATCGAACCCAAGCATCTTGATTGGAAGTCAAGTAGTCTACCACTAACTTATTCCAGTATTATAAAGGGGAGGAAATAGGAACCTTACAATTTTAAAGTGTTATCCTTATTTCACTTTAAAAAGGTGAGTACTAATATTTTGCCAATAAATTTATATATATAAATTTTATAATAAACTACTAATAGAATAAACCATAAAGATACAAAACTAAAACAATACTATAAACTACATTATATCATAACTTAATAAACCGAAAATAATACTAAATTTTTTAATTTACATAGCAAAATGTTCTACCTGATAATAGAACTCGTCCGGGAATCGCCTAATAAGTAAACATACACTAGTATTATTGCACAATATTATTTACTTAACGAACGCATCTCTAGTTGACAGTGACAATTGACTGCCCGTGGTTTCCACTCCACCAATTAATAATATACTTATCTTTTTAAATTGTTTTTTTTAAAAACAATATTTTTCAAAATAATTTAAAGCGAAGCAACCTTTGGTAAAGCGAAGCAACCTTTGGTAAAGCGAAGCAACCTTTGGTAAAGCGAAGCAACCTTTGGTAAAGCGAAGCAACCTTTGGTAAAG